GAAAGTAATTGAAAACTTTGATCGTGCAGGTAATACAAGAGAAGTAAAATTAGTATTTACAACATTGGCAGAGTCATTCAATCGTCCAACTAAGAAACGTGTAGTTAAAGAGTCTTATGCTTCTAAAGCAGCTGCATCGACAGCTCCAAGCAAAGAATCAACTCAAGTTTTATCAGAAGGATTTGAATTGGCAAACCGTTGGAAAAAATTAGCAGGATTGCTATAACATTAAAACAAAAGGAATTTAAAAATGGAAATGTCTAACTTATTACAGACAAATGATTTCGTTCAACGCAACCAAGCTAAAGCGTTGGCATCGAAATGGGAAAGAACCGGTTTATTAGAAGGTCTTCGTACCGAAACTGAAAAAGCCGGTATGGCACAGTTGCTTGAAAACCAAGCACGTCAATTAGTAAAAGAAGCTTCATCTACAGGTACCACAGCTGGTTCTGAAGAGTGGGCAGGTGTTGCACTTCCTTTAGTGCGTCGTATCTTTGCAGAATTTGCTGCTAAAGAATTCGTTTCAGTTCAGCCAATGAACTTACCATCAGGTCTTATTTTCTATTTAGACTTTAAATATGGTACAGCTCAACCTGGATTTGATGCTGATAACAATAGCCGCACTGGTGATCCATTTGGTACTCCAAATGCAGATGACTCAATGTTCGGTGTAACTACAACTGCTAACGATCCATTTGGTGGTCTTTATGGTGCAGGTCGCTTTGGTTATTCAATTAACGAAGCTTCTGCAACAAGTGCAGCTACAACTGCTTCAGCTGCTTCTGCAGGTTCTGGTTCAGTTAATTTTGATTCTAACTACACTGCAAACCTTTCTGGTTATTCAGTAATTTATGTATCAACTGCATCTTTATCTAACCCAGATTTAACAGCAGTTCGTTCATTCATCGTAACTTCAGGTTCGGCTATCACTGAAGCAATGAATGTACCAGCATTTACTAAATTCAATGCATCAACTGGTAAAATTGAATTCGTTGTATCTGCTTCAGCAGGTTTAAATGGTACTACTGCTTATACTGTTAAGTATAGCAAACAACCAACTGATATCACTCGTGGTGACTTCGAAGATAACTTAGGTGCAGCTGGTAACGGATATAACACTGATATCGACATTCCAGAAATCAACTTGGAAATGCAATCAGAGCCAATCGTTGCTAAGACTCGTAAGTTAAAGGCTGTATGGACTCCAGAGTTCGCACAAGACCTTAACGCTTACCACTCAATTGATGCAGAAGCTGAATTAACTTCAATGTTGTCTGAGTATGTTTCTATGGAAATCGACTTAGAGATCTTGGATATGTTGATTGCAGCAGCTCCTACAACTGAGTATTGGTCAGCTGTTAACAACGAACAATGGAACGGAACAGGCTTTACTCAAACTTCAGCTACAACTGGTGGTTTCTATAATACACAAGGTGGTTGGTTCCAAACTTTAGGTACTAAACTTCAAAAAGTATCTAATGCTATTCACCAAAAAACATTACGCGGCGGTGCTAACTTCTTAGTAACTAGTCCAGCTGTTGCAACTATCCTTGAGTCTATCCCAGGATTTGCTGCTGACACTGATGGTACTAAAATGGAATTTGCAGCAGGTGTACAAAAAATTGGTGCAATCAACAACCGTTACACTGTATACAAAAACCCATACATGAAAGAGAATGTAATCCTTATGGGATTCCGCGGAGCACAGTTCCTTGAAACAGGTGCTGTATTTAGCCCTTACATTCCACTTATCATGACTCCATTAGTATACGATCCGGTGAACTTCACTCCACGTAAAGGTGTTATGACACGTTACGCGAAAAAAGTAGTTCGTCCAGAATTCTACGGAAAAGTATACGTACGTGGTCTTAACACTCTTTAATAGTTGATTTGATTTAATCATTTAACGAATTAATTAGTTAAGGTAAATAAGAGAGGGTGGCTTCGGTCACCCTTTCTTACTGTATGAATATTTATATTAAAATAAAAAGAAAACATGGCAGTAGAAAGACACAAGTATTCAATGCAAGCGATTATTCGATATGATGGTCGTTTAGTAGATGTTTTAGATCGTATACGAGCTATACGTTTAGTATTAATGGTTCATATTGAACAAGACTTAGGTCCTGACAAAGAATTGATTACTATTAAAGTTATGACTCCATATCCTCCTAGAGAAACGTATCAAGCAATTAGACGCTTAGGTTTAGGTAAAATTGAAACGCTTAAGGATATGACACTTCAAGAATCTACACTTACAAAATTGTTTTAATTTAATCAAGGTTATTATGGCTACACAAAACCGGGAGAAAACTCCTCCAAAAAATGACATTAAGTTTTCAATTACATTATCAGAAGAACAAAAACAAGCAAAAGCAAAAATTATAGAAACACCTTTTAACTTTATATTAGGAAAAGCTGGTTCTGGAAAAACATTGTTAGCAGTTCAAATTGCGTTAGATATGTTTTTTAAAAGACAAATCAATAAAATTATTATAACACGTCCTACAGTATCAAATGAAGATAATGGTTTTCTTCCAGGTTCGTTAGAAGAAAAAATGGAACCATGGTTAGTTCCTTTACGTAGCAATATGCGTAAGGTATATAATAAACCAGAAATTCTAGAAAAAATGGAAAAAGAAGAAAATATTGAATTAGTTTCTTTAGCACACTTCCGAGGAAGAACTTTTGACCATGCAATTTGTATTGTAGATGAATTTCAAAACTTAACAAAACAACAACTTCAAATGGTATTGTCTCGTCTAGGAAAAGACAGTATAATGATTTTAACAGGCGATAGATATCAAATAGATTTAAAATTTAGTAATGATTCAGCAGTGCACGAAGTTCCTAAATTAACCAAGTCAAAATATGTAAATGAAATCATATTGCTTGATAATCATCGTCATGAAGCTTTAGACGAAATTTTAAAACTGCTAAATGAAAGATATTGATATTTATATTTAAAAGGGAAACATCATGGATTACAGTCAAAATAAACCAATATGGCCAGGTTCATCTTCATTTACAGTTGGTTCTACACCATTTGGTTTCTTCGATACTGATCCAGTTTTTCAAAGCCATGCAGATAAATTTGCTAAAGCAGCAGCACAACATTTAGGTTATCCCATAATGGACGTTGAAATGCAAGCAATAAATTTTTATACTGCATTTGAAGCTGCTGCAATTGAATATTCAAATCAAGTTAATCAAGTTAATATTGCTAATAATTTAATTAATACATTAGGCGTAAATACAGGATCTGCATTTTTAAATGGTTCTAGCCTTACTGGTGCTTTAGTAGGAAATTCATTTGGATATGTTACTAAACTTTCAAAAGCATATGGCACTGAGGGAGATAGCGGCGGCTCATTAAAATGGTATACTGCTTCAATTGATGTTATACCAGGTAAACAAACATATAGTATACGAGACGCAATATCTGCATCATTAGGTATCATTTTGACAACTAGTTCAGTTGAAATCAAACGAGTACTTCATAATCCTCCACCTGCAATCGTTCGTTATTTTGATCCATTTGTAGGAACAGGTTTAGGATCACAACAATTATTAGATGCATTTGACTTCGGTGGATTCTCTCCGTCGATATCATTTATGATGATGCCAGTGCATGCTGATTTAATGCGTTTGCAAGCAATTGAATTTAATGATCAAGTACGTAAATCATCATATTCATTCGAGATACATGGCGATGATATAAAATTCTGGCCAGTACCAGTAACGCCCACCGGTTCATCATCAGCAACCCCATTTTTCAAAAAAGTATATATTGATTTTATATTTGAAGAACAAAAAAATAACGAAGCACTTTTATTTGGTAATACAGCACTTTTAAACAATGTTGTAAGTGACGCATCAAATATACCATATACATATCAAACCTACGGGAAAATTAATGATATGGGGCGTGCTTGGATAATTAAATATGGTATTGCACTTGCAAAAGAAATGTTAGGATTAATTCGCAATAAATACAGTAGCGTTCCTATTCCTAACGGAGAAGTAACACTTAATGGCTCTGATTTAGTTTCACAAGGACAATCAGAAAAAGATGCATTGATAACTCAATTGCGAGAATTTTTAGATAAAATGACAAAAGAACAAATGATGACACGACAAAATGCAGAAGCGACGCAGATGCATGAAATGTTATCTAAAGTTCCATTAAAAATTTATGTTGGATAAGGAGGACCGAAATGGCAATTTTTGGCGGAATGCGGGATGCAAAATTTTTAGCTGCAATAAACTCCGAATTAATCAACGCAATTATAGATACAGAGATTGAATTTTTTAAATTAATAATTGATCAATCAAATAGTAATTTATATGGAGAATCAGAATCTAAATCATATTATGATTCTATTTTAATTCCATGTGTCATTACAAAAGAAGGCAAAACTGCTAACATGGATGATTATGGGCATTCTTATACAAGAACGGCACAATTTGCATTATCTAGAGATATTTTAGAACGAGCAGATTTTTATCCAGAAGTTGGCGACATTGTATTTTGGGATAATGAATACTATGAATTAGATAATGTAGATGCAAATCAATATTTTGCAGGAAAAAATCCGGATACATGGCCAAATGGAGATCAATTTGGTTATAGCGTGTCAATTATTTGTGACGCCCATGCAACAAGACAAACACCTGCAGGTATAAAAAATCTAAGACGAGGCGGCAACAATTTAAATCCATCGTATAAAGGATAATGAATGTCTAGATTAAATAGAAGAGATATTGATCGAAAAACGAATAAACCCAATCCAGTACGTACTGAAGGTTTAACTCCAGATCAAATTCTAGATCGTTCTCAACAAATTCGTCGAGATGATGATGTTATTCGCACACCTAAACGTACTGTATATGATGTTGATTATGCAATTAAATCATATATTGAAAATGTAATACAGCCGCAAATAACACATCAAGAACAATTGATATCTATTCCGGTAATTTTTGCTAATGGTGAAAAATGGGACAATGTACGTCGTTTAGGTTTTTTGCGAGATGAAAAAGGAATGCTTCAATCTCCTTTAATCATGATTAAACGAAACTCAGTAGCAGAACGTGATAATGTTAAAGGATTAGATGTTAATAGAAATCCATCCGGAAATGTACGTGCATATAAACAACGTTACAATGAACGTAATCGTTATGAAGATGAATTATTTCCGATTCCAAAAAATGAGCCAGCTGATTCTCAAAAAATATATCTTGTAGATATTCCTAGATATGTTAATATTGAATATGATTTAATGTTATGGTGCGATTTTACTACACAATTAAATGATGTAATTGATCAAATTATGCCATATAACAGATTTGCATGGGGTAATGATTCAAATGTATTTCCGGTGCAAATCGG